CTAAAGGAATTGATTGGGGTAATATTCTTGGGAAAGCAATTGAGACAGCACCTGCACTTACAGCAGCTTTTTCTTCTGGGTCTAAAGATAATCCTTCTCCACAGGAAAATTTAGATGCAGCAGCTAAAAGTTTACAAAATCCTGAATCTACAACTCCTGCTCTTAAAAAAGAGATTTTTCCAGTAGGTAATTCTGTTGTTGTAAAGCCTGATCGGTTCATTGTGCCGAAAGCTACAACTTCACCAGGCTTTAACGAGATACAAAACTTGGCTTATTCCGGAATTCCAGGAGCTTTTCAAGGTGCATATAGAGCAAGGCCAACTAGCGGAGAATTTGGTATAGACGATATTGCAAAGATGGGTATGGGTGCAGTTGGAGAAGGTTTAAAGGATAAAGCGTTATATGCAATTAATCCAGTATTAGGTGCTGTTGATGATTTTTACCCAGGTGGTATTCCAGGAGCATTTAAAGATGGTGGTAAAGCACTTAATTCTATAGCCAAGCCAGTATCTAAAGGTATTAAAAGTATTGTTGACCCTGTTCAGGGTTTTCTCGATGGTATCTTTGGGTAAAAAGTAGACAATCTAAAATATTAGAAATAGATATCAGAGTGAAGTAAGAAAATGGCGATTGCAAAAGCATCTAGTATGGTTTTAAAAAATCCTAGAGTAGCAGGAGCTTTATCTGGTTTATGGCCTAAAGCGGTAGGGATGATGAAAGGACCTGTTAATTACATGGGTCAAAACCCTGGAAGAACCCAGGCGGCCATAGGTGCATTAGCAAATATAGGTGGTGGACCAGGAGCCATGTTGAAGGGAGGAGTAGAAGCAGGACTATATGGAAGCATGATTGGAAATTACGGTGCAGGGCTAAGAGGCCCATTGCTAAATAGAATGGCTAAGGCGGGTGTAAATCCACAGGTAGCAAATGCAATTTATGGTTTAGGTGTTCCTCTTGCTACTACTGGTGTTACTCAGGCATTAGCAGCTCAACCAGGAGGAGCCGGAGGTGGTGGAAACTTCGGAGGAGGTGGATATGCTGGATATGCAGGTTACGGAGGAGGAGGTATGGGTATACCTGGAGCTGGAATAGCAGCAGGAATAGGTAGAGGTATAGGTGGAGCAGGACAAGGTGCAGTAGGTCTTCTTGGTTATGATCATGTAACAGGGGAGCCAATGTATGGAGTTCCACTTCCTGCAGGAACAGGTACTTATGGAAACATAGCTCCTGCTGGTGGTAATCCTTTAGGCGTTGTTTCTCCAGGAGGAGTTTCTGGCGCACGTCGTCTTGAGGGTATGAAATCTGCAGAGTTAACACGAGACATGATGAATGTGATTTTACCTACAGAACGTAAATACTCAGAACAAGCTAAGAGAGATGAGTTTGCAAGGCAGATTGCTGCTGCAGGTATTCGAGAGAATATAGCTACTAACGCAGCTATGAGGAGAGCTACTCAACAAGGTGCGATCAATATGGGTCAGTCAGCTGCTCAAGGAGCTAGTAACGCATTAGCTTCTCAATTCCAATACTCTTAATATGGAAGAATTATTAGCTCTACTACCTCTTTTAGAAGGTATTAAAACTGAAGATATTGTTCCACGAAGGACAGCAGTTACCGAAGCTGGTGGAGATACTTTTGTACCTAAAGGTTCAGTCGAAACGGTTCTTGAGAATGTTAAACAAAATGCAGTAAATAAGTTATTAGGGTCCATAGGATTGGTAACTGATCCTGGTATTTCTGGTAGAAATGTAGACATAAGTAAGCCACGTATGCCAAGTGTAGGAGATTACACAGTTAAAGAACTTAAAATTCCTGAAGGAGCAAGAGTAGAAGAAGTAGGTAAAGGGATAAATAAATATGATGTTTTAGTAGGTGAAGATGCACCAACATGGGGTATTCATGGTTTAGTAGATTTCTTTACAGGTGGAAATACTGATTGGGATAAAAGAGGTAGAAGAAGAGGAGGCAAGATTGTTCCACACCCCGTAACTGGATACGGAGCAAAAGCACCTGAAGAAACAGAAGAGTTTGATTCGGAAGCTTATCAAGCTGCTACGAATGCATACAATAATGAAATATTGACTGGAAACCCACTAGGTGATTTAGTAGATACTTTAAATGTTTTACAATCAGCAGGGGTTACGCAAGCAAATGTAAATAGAGAGCAGTTAGTAAGAGATGCTGCATTACAGCAGGAGATTCTTAAGAACCAGCTTCAACAGACTGGAGATTTTAACTTAGCTTATGGACAGGAGCTTGCAAATCTTCCAATGACGAGAGCGAAGTTACAGCAAACAGCAGCCAATATTGCTGAGACACAGGCAAAGGCAACAGCTGCTTTAGCTGATTCAGCATCTCCAAGAAATCTTCTTTATGATCCCCGTAAGTTTGTTGGTTGAATCTTTTCTAGTTAATTACTAGTAAAATAAAGAAATTAGAAAATAACTTAAAATGGCAGGACTAGATTACATGTCACTAGCAAGTTCACCAATGGATAATTGGAAGAATAGTACTGAAAACAATGAGTTCTCAAAAGGTTCATTTGATTTCGCACCACAAGAATTAAATGTGCAAGCGACACCTGATTTAACTCCTGCCACATGGGCAGCATTTAATAAGTCAATTGATCTACAGAATGAACGTACAGCGAGACTAGGTTTAGAACTCGACGCAGTAGCAAAAGAGTTTTACACTGGTCAAGACATTAGAAAAGGTCAGGCATTAGGACAAGAGACTCGTATGGGATATGAAACTTTAGGAGAGCAAGATAGAGCTGCTAGAACAGTTTCTGGAGAACAAGATAGAGCGACTAGAGCTGAAGGAGGTTCTCAAGACAGAGCGCTTGCAAGAGTTGGTGGACAAGAGGAACGTGCAGGCTTTGCAGAGCAGGGATCACAGAATCGTGCTACTTCAAGAGTTGAAGGACAAGAAGAAAGAGGAATTGCCGCTGAAAGAGGAGCGCAAGAGCGTGCAGGAATGAGAGTTTTAGGACAAGAAGATAGAGGACGGACAGCAGAAGAGGGAGCACAGAGCAGAGCAGGGCAAAGAGTTGCAGGAGATGAATTAAGAACAACTGAGTTGCAAAGAGAGCAGTTCCGTCGCTATAAAGAGAATACAGACTACGAGCAAGGTCAACGTGCAGCAAGAGCTTACTGATTGGTTAGGATCTTTAACTTCTAAGGATAGAGAATGTTTTTTAGCTTTTTGTAAAAATACTTCTACATCTACACTGATTTACATTTATGCAAGATTTCTTGGTTATACAGGAAATATTGTTGATTGTGACAAATGGTCTCAAAAGAAATTTAAAAAAAGAAATTTCCGTATTGTCTTAGAGACAGAAATAGATTCGATGCAAGAGGACATTTCTAATTTAAGAGAAGGTATAAAGATGGGTTTAGTTAAACAAGATATGGGAGCTGCAAGGATTGCAATGTTACAAAAGGAATTGAGAGGAGCTATTAAGCAACTAGATGATGCAAAGTTACTTATGGATAAACAAGGTTTAATACTTGCTGGTGCAGATAGAGCATTACGTGAGATGTTATCTATTTTTAGAGATGATCCAATTGAAGGACCATTACAAGAAGCATCTATGGCAGTTTGGACAAAGATATTACAGGAAGAAAGTTAGAAATTCTTAGGCTATGCTACGTGCATGGCAGGTACAAGTATTTATAGCGTTTATCGCAGAACTGCGAGAGCCGCTGCTAAACAACAAGTTGTTAAAAAAACATCTTCCGTAGATGTTGAAAAAGCTAGAACAGATTTTGCATATTTCTGTGATGTTGTTGGTGATAAACCTCCAGCAACTCATCATAAAGAATGGCATCGTTATTTATGTACCGGAGATGACAGTGAGTGTTTAGTTGCAATAGGTGGTCCAAATATTGATATTTTAGCTCCAAGAGGAAGTGCTAAATCAACTATTTTAGGTTTGTATACAGCTTGGTCTGTCGGGATTCATGCTGTACATAAACAACCATTAAAAGTTTTATATATTTCATATACGGTTGATGTTGCAAGACCTAAGAGTGCAGCAATTAAAAGAATCATAGAGGAAAGTAAAACGTATAGAGAAATATTTCCTATGGTAAAAATAGCTAAAGGAATTAATTCAAATGAATATTGGAGTATTGATTGGAAATTTGCAGGAATTAAATCTACTGGTGAAGAAGAATTTACTGTATGTTGTGCTGGATTAAAAGGTGCTGTTACATCAAAACGTTCACATCTTTGTATTATTGATGACGCAATAAAAAGTGCTGATGATATTAAAAATAGAGATATTCGTCAGGCAATGGAAGATAACTGGAATTCAGTTATTGTTCCAACTATGTTTGAAGGTGGAAGAGCTATTTGTTTAGGAACTCGATTCCGTCATGATGATATACATCAAAGTACTTTTACTAGATCTAACGATTGGGTTCAGATAGTACAATCTGCGATAACTGTTGATAAGAACGGGGAAGAGATTTCATACTGGCCAGAGATGTGGTCTTTAGATTATTTACGAGATAGAAGAAGACAAGCTCCAGTTGCATTTAGTTTTCAATATCAAAATCAAATTGTTCAAACAAGTGAGTTATCTTTATCACCAGATTTAATAGTAAAAGGTTCGATAGCAACTGAATTCGATGCAATGGGAATAGGAGTTGATTTATCAGCAGGAGTAAGAGAACAGAATGACTTCACTGTTTTTGTTATGGGAGGAAGAGTAGGAGACAAAATTCATATTATTGATTGTAAAAGGTTAAGAATAATGGGTAATCTAGAGAAATTAGAAGCTTTAATGGAAATGATGGAGGAATGGGGAGTTGTGCATAAAGACGGACTTAATTATTTTCCTACAGGAAGTTCTATACATGTTTGGTCTGAAGCTGTTGCATATCAGGCATCATTAGAAGCTGATTTTAAAAGAATATGTCAAGGTGAGCATGGTCTTTACAATGTCTTATGGCATGCAGTCAAAGGCTTTAGAGGAGATAAAGTTGCACGTTTCAGAGGTATTATGGGTCTTTTTGAGCAAAGAAAAATCATATTTAATAAATATCGTAGGTTGGGACCTTTAAAAGATGAAATTATAAATTTCGGTGTTAGTTCCCATGACGACTGTGTTGATGCTCTAGTTTGGTTATGCAATGGATTAATGACCAGAGGAAAACTAGAGTTAGAGTATTGACGATTTAAACTAGAATTACAAACTTTCAATGTCTACTAGTTATCCAGTTATAGAAATTGAGCAGGATGCTTACGGTTCTGTCGTCATTCCGCTTTCTGATGAACTCTGCCATGATATGTCTCTTCAACCTAGTGAGAGATTTACTGTCGAGGTAGAAGGAGATACTCTTATTCTCGTTCGTCTTCACGCTGGTTACACCATTGAAGAATAGATTAAATCTTAACTACTCATGAGCGATAGTAATACTAAGTCTGCAATCGATTCTATGGTCAAAGCGGTCATAGACCGTGATGGCAATAGTACAGCAGATACGATGCTGATTAATGCCCATCTATCTCAAATGAAGATGTTTGGGATAAGGCAAGGAGTTGAGTTTTTTCCTGAACAAGATAATTTAGGTACGCAACGTTTTGATTTTATTCAACAGGTAATTAAGTTCAATAAGTTAGATGCAAGATTAGATTCTATTTGGGATAGATTTTTAGCTTATGGTAAAGGTTTATTTTATATAAGACCTTCAAGAAAAACGTATCGTATCTATTGGTTTGATAAAGATGCATATAGGACGTATTACACACCAGAGGGGGATTTAGAAGAAGTAATCATCATCTACCCTTATAAAGTTAAAAAGAAGAAAGGGATAAATGCAAACTTATCGACTAATACTGATAAGCGTTATATGCGTTTACGTATTACTCCTACTGAAATAGAAGAGTTTCATAGTGAACAAGAAATAACGTTTGAGCAAGAATATAGCGAAGTAGGAATGTTAGATAAGAAGATAGTAGAGAACACAATGGAATTTATTCCTTGTGTAGAAGTTTTTAATAATCCTGATGCATTTGGTACAGAAGGTACAGGAGAATTTGAGTGGTTAGGCAATCAGATAATTGCTCATGATGAGATGGTTAAAAACATCAGAGCAAACCTATCATTCTTTGGTAATCCGACTTTATTATCTTCTCGACCTAAGCAAGATATTGTTGAAAGTGCTGCAGATGGTGAAGTACAACGGCCTAGTATTTCAAGTCAATCTGGGTTCCAATCTGATTTCAACCTTTCTAGTTCTACGTATAAACAAGATCCTACAAGTAGGACTCAGCCTGGTTACATAGGAAGACCTGGTAGTGGGATGAGAGTCCCTCGTGTTATTGCGAACTTAGAACCTTCAGACAGAGTTGGATTTATTACTCCAGATGCTGTTAGTACTGACCAAGCTAGGTATGCTGAACAGCTACGTAGTGAATTACGTCTTGCTCTAGGTGGTATAGATGACTTAAGTATCTCTAACGTAACCGCAACTGAGATTAAATCGGCTTATGGACGTGTTAGTGCTACTGCTAAGAAGAAGTGTTTACAGCTTTATACCTATGGTATTTGTAAGTGTTTTGAATTAATAATTTTCCAAGAAGAGCAGTTATTTAAGAAGTCACTTGCATTTGTTTCAGGAATTAAGTATCCAGTACTACCTGAAGATATAAATGATAAGAAACAAGTAGATAAATATGATAAAAGTAAATTTAATTATGAGAAGAAGTTAAAACAAGCACTTGACGGGGTTTTAGAAACAGGTGATATTCCTGATGGAGTAGTGGGCCTTGCACCAGATGGTGACAGAAGTGTGTTATGGAGATGGATGGGGCCTGTATATGAAGATACTGCACAGGATAAATTGAACCAATCTATCTTTACTAGAAACTTACAAGAATTAGGCGTTGATAGCATAGAAGCACTGAAGTACTTATTTCCTTCCAAAACGGACGACGAGATTGCAGGGATGCTCTCTGGTTATCCGTTCCGAATGGTTGGAGAAGTACAAAGAGCGCTCTCTGCTTTCATTGATTTAACTAATCAAGAGATGAGAACGCCACACCCGCAGCAACCGAATTTACCGATGGCTGCGGACCCAAGATTGGATCTCACTCCATTCTTATACAGAACACTCGAAAATTTACAAAAGGAATTAACCTATGGCGGACGATATCGCAGTTCCGACCCAATCGGCACCCCAAGTATCCCAGACCCAGCCGACCAGCTTCGGGGCAGCGGTAGCGCCCGTGGCTCAATCAGCGGCACAGGCACCAATAGTGGGAACGTCTCCCCAATGGGTGGCAACCTCCCAGCCGATGGCGGCACCAGCACCAGCAGTGCAAGCGCAGATGGGCGTACAGACACCCCAATACAGCCCTACACCGTCAAGTTACCAGACACCCCAGGCAACCCCACAACAGGACAATCCATACAAGGAGGCGTTCAACAAGGTCGTCGGACTCCTGAGTTCTCCAGTCCAGTTCCCGTTCCAGGGTCAACAATCGACTCAGACTCCAGCAGTAGGCCAGGGCAACTACGGTTCCCAACAAACAACCCCATTCAACAACGCGGTAGCGCCGACCTCTACTCCTGGGATCAACAGCAACCAGGGCTTCTCCAACGGCTCTTCCCAAACTTCTCTTCAGAGTCAACAACAGGCTCCAGGAATAAGCGAGGCAAGTCTTCAAATCGTTGATCATTTTGGTCCTGACGCACCTGCTATTCTTAACGACTATTCATGTAAGCTAGAAGATTCTTTAGCTAAGACTACTGGTCAATTACAGAAAGGAGTTGGTTTACTGAAGCAGTTGAATACTGAGCATAAAGCATATAAGCAAATTCTTACTAACCCAAATATCCTTGCAAATTATACAACTAAGTTTTTCGGTCCACAGGGTCCATATCCTGTAGCAAAGGCTCAAGCTGCACAAGCTGCGAGAACTGCTCCAGGTCCTACAGTAGGCCAACGTCCAGCGACACAAGCACCTGGAACACAAGCACCAACAGCACAACAAGTTGCTGCAGCTAGACAACAGCAACAACAGCAAATAGCTGCACAAGCTTCTGCTGCTGGCCAGAGACCTGCCCCACAGAGACCTCAAATGCCTGCACCTCCAAGCCCACAAGCAAAGGGAACACCTACTGACTTCTGGAATAGCTTTGGAAGCGCATCAGATAGAGATCCTCAGAATGCATGGAAGTATTTAAATGCTGCCCAGCAGAATCCTGAAATCTTCCGTCAAAAGCTCCTCGTAATGGAGTGATCCATTAAATAAAAGGGGTAGTTAGTTCTGCCCCTCTTTTTATTATCAATATCCAAATGGACGAACAAAAAGCATTAGAAGCATTTTTAATGGCTCAAGAAGCCGAAAGATTGATGGCAATGCAACCTGCATCACAATCGGCACTACAGCCTCATGGACAGAATATGGGAGCTATTGGACACCCTAATGGAGCATTACCTCCAGGTCCTTATTCTGCATACAACAGATCTTAATTAGACATAACTTATATAACGGCATTGATAAACCTTTGATATAATTTTAATAATGGAATTTATTTTCCAGTTCTAGTGGATTAATTCCACAGGTATCAACAGCCCTGTGCTGTAACAACCAAAACGTCTAATGTTTATAGATAACGATTTCCCGAAACTTCTCGGCGCGGAATTGTATCGTCCCCATCCAGCTTACATTGTGGAAATGGCTTCCGAGCCAGTTGTAGTACACGATTTTACTAAGCAGCCTGGTCAGACAGTACAACTCGACCGCTACAGATTTTTTGGCAATCCTGGCACTAAGACTAGCCGTGAGCGTACTCAGGATCAAACCATAGGTACAGCAAACAGCAGATCTATTGTCAAGGACAAAGTACTTGTATCTCTTCGTGAGTATACAGGACCAGCT